CGCTAAGCGCACCCAAGCTTTATGTGAACGTGCTTGGGACGTCCAGTACGTCTTAAGTGATCTCTCGCATAAGGCAAATTGCCTCGTTTAAGAAAATACTTAAGCAGGGCTTCCTGTTCTCCCAACCGTGAGGATGGGATAATAGGGGAAGCTACAGCGGACCATACTAGGTCACGCTGCAGACGGTTACACTGCCTATCCCCTCTCGGGGACAGATAGGATAACCTACCCAACGCTGGAGATGTATCATGTATCACCGGAAGAGGTATAAACGCCTTAACCAGTTCCTCGACGTAAGTCGCGGATCGCCAGAGACCTGCTTTGTAGAGCTGGTTTCGAAGCGAGACACTCGATACTATATCAGCGACGTGCTGTCTGTTATGCGGGAAATATCTTCGTTGCTTGACGTAGGTTACGTCTTCGCCGCGGAAATACTCCCCACCGCAGGATTCTCGGAAGTTTCCAACCGAGAACGACTTCGTGAAATTCACTTTCAACCCAAAGGTCGAAAGGGTTTCAATAACAGATTGTACATAGTGTACAGGGACGATAATATCATCTCCGTACACGTGCACTTGTCCAGAAAACTGTTTAATCAGCTTTCGGGACAACTGGGTGTTAAGCTCTTTCTCAATCCCGAGAAAGACCAGGGTCACGAAGACCATGGCCTCAATTGGGAAGGTAAGAGCTGACCCCATTGACGCATACTTGTTCAGGGCAATTACGCCATGTCCAGGTAGTTCGGCATGCGTTGACCGACACGCTAAGACTGCCTCTAGAAGTGAGGGAGCATTAGCGAGGAGGGCCTCAACATGCTGAACACTGACACGATCACTAGCCTCGGAGAGATCCAAGGTTGCAAGTGACCCGTCCAAACTGCCAAGCCTTGCGGCCTGACGATTTGGTTCTTGATCAGTAAAGTGGATGTACTGCGTTAGCAGCGTATCATCCTCAATCTGACCAACAAGCATCTCCATAATGGACTGTTGCATATATTGCATATACG